CCCATTGTTACTAATTCAGATGTATAAGACATTTGACCGGATACGCTACCCATAGCGTTTGAAGATGGGGTTCTAACCAAGTTTTGGCCTAAATCAGTATTCCCTGATATGAATCCAAAAACACCTGTTCCTGTAACCCCTCTTGATAGGATTTCAGCATAGGTGATACTTTCTAGTGCGTTTAATATTGAGAAGGATTTACGCCTTCTTGTAGCTCTTTTCTTCCGTGCCATTTTTTACGCTCGTGAAAAACTCGCTATTAATCCTTTTTAGAAAATTGTCCATTTGTTTCCCGAATTAGAATATCTTTCGGCGATGATTGTTTATTTTGAGCTGCATGAGTTAACATTTGTGCGATTGCGGCTTGAATTGGGTTGATTGGTTCAGCTAGTCCTGTGGATTGGATAGCTAGAGCTAGTTTATTGTCGAGTTTTTCATCCATTAATTCAATTTCTTCCTGAATTGATGCTTCTAATTTTCCAAGACCCCAGATAATTACGATTATCTCCAAAATAGTGCATCCGATTAAAGCTAGTTCCCAAACCATACTTGAGCCGAGATTAAAACGGTCTTAAAACTCTTTTATTGACCCTTTTCTTTTTTGATAGCTGTAGTATAGTATAGTATAGTATAGTATAGTATAGTATAGTAATAATTAATGAAATTATTACAACGTACTGTAATAAATACAGTTATAGCCTAAGGCCGTCAGGGTATTACATGGATTCCGCAGCCGAATCAGTAATTAGCCCGCCCGAATATGAATGTAATTTCTGCGAAGAAGGTACTTTCAATTATGCAACCCTATGGAAGGGGATGTGTTGTGATTGTTACCGTCAAGCTCAAAAATGTGGTATCTTAGAATGCCATGATTGGTGATTTTATGCCGGCTGTTTTTGAACACACTTCACACGTTCCAGAAGCTGAAAAGGGGATGGAGTTTTGTTGCGATGTATGCAACGGATTAAGCCCTGAATGGTACTACAAACCTTCTGAAAATCATGAATATTGGACTATGTGCGTTTGTGAAGAATGTGCTGCTGATTTAGGTTGTAGCTCATTTTTCTTAGCTCTAAGGAGTTTAGTTCCATGATGCAAGTATTGAGCTTAGGCGGTGGCACTCAATCTACAGCTTTACTTCTAATGTCTATTGACGGTCTTTTTGAGCGTCCTGACGTAGTTATATTTTCAGATACAGGTTCAGAAATGCCACATACATATGAAACCGTCAATCATCTTGAAAAATTATGTAATGATGCAAATATTCCTTTTTACATCGTTCAATCTTACTTTGGTAAAGATGCTAGAGTTTCAGGCTCGTGGAAATTACACGAATATTATTTGAATCTTGGAATGTTACCGATGGTAGGTAATCCTCGTTGTACATTTAATTTCAAAATCTATCCTGTTCGAAGAAAAGTAAGAGAATTGCTAAAGATAGCTGAAGCTGTAAAGGATGAGGATGGCCGTTTATGCCAAATGTGGATTGGCATTACCACAGACGAAAGAAGTCGCTCAGAACACGCTGCTGACCTCAAATGGGCTACAAATCGTTACCCACTTCTTGAGCTAGACATGAACCGTCAAGATTGTATTGATTACATAGCTAAAAATCACCCAACAATGAAAGTTTCAAAATCAGGATGCTTCATGTGTCCGTATCAAAGCCCTAAATCATGGGCGAAATTAAAACGTCTATATCCTGAAAAGTTTAGCTTTGCCAGAGACATGGAAATTGCAGCTAAAGCAAACGGAATTAGACGCGGTTTATGGGGGACAAAATCAATCATCTCTTTTGATTCAGATTTCACGCTCGAAGATTTTGGGATGTTAAGCTCAGAGGATGCTGTATGTTCAGCTACTTCAGGCGGGTGTTTCATATGAATCTTAGATGTAAAAAATGTCAAACAGTTTTTTCTGTTCTTAGCTTTGAAGAAGTAAAAATAATTCAAGCTATCACTTGTGAAGAAGGCGGAAGTCATGTATTGAGTGAGGTGGCATAATGTCAAGAATAATCAGAACAGTTTCATTAACAAAAGAAACAGATAAAATAGCTGCAAATAAACCTAATTTTTCTTCATGGGTTCGTGAACAATTAATTAGAGATGAAAGAGAAGTCTCTCAAACTCATGTAACCCCTGAAATATTCAACAGGGATGGCCTGTGTAGCCCTTCAATGACCCCTCGATGTAACTTGTGTTACCCTAAAGGAAAACCGCCCTTAGAATTGATTAAGAAATGGAATGAGCTGAGATTTGCAGCTACATATTATGCCTTACCTGACAATAAAGGAAAATCAGAATATCCTGAATCAGTTAGACAAGTCAAAATAAAAGAAGCTGTAGCTATCATAAAATCAGATTTAGAAAAATATTATTCCTTAAGACAAGATATAGAGCAACCTGATTTTGCGATTGGAGATAAAAATAAAAATAAAAATGAGCCTTTAGACCCCCCCTTGAGAGAGAAAAAATATCTCAGAAGGGCATTAAAGTGGATTTGGGCGTATATCTGAAGCTGACGATACAGGATAGAGATTAATTCAAGCCGAATATTTCTTTGAGTCCTGTAGCAAAAGCACTTGTGTATGTTCTTGGATTAACTGCAATAGCTAAAACGTCAATGTCATTAGCTTGAGCTTCACTAAAAATCACGCTCGCTGAATCTCTAAGCATTCCTAACAAATCATTCAAGTCATTTGGTGTCCCTGCCAACACTTCTTTGCCTGTTAATATTTCAAAAATTGTTGCACCAATGTATAAGTTTTCAAAAGTCAATAATTTGTCAATTCCTTCAAAGAGCTGTGCAGTTTCTCCAACATTTTGACCTGTTACATAATCCCTTAAGATTTGACGTTCAGATTCTTGTAGCTCAATCCTAATTACTTCGACTTTGTCGGGTTTAGCTTTCGGCATTTTTATCATCTCTTTTTCTCTGAGCTTGATCAACCTCAGATTCAGGGTTTGATTAAATCCATACCTAGAAAATTAAACGTTAATGCACCTGATGTAGCTTCTGAACTTAGCACAATTATTTGATGATGTGGTGGAATTATGAACGGTGATGAGCTTGAGAAAAGACGTTCTGTAGTCAAGGCCGGATTTGGGTATGTGTCAATACCAAATGTACCTGTATTTACATTAAGAAAATTGCTTAATGAATGATACCCTGTATTGCCATCTACGAAAGTTCCTGTGGTAAAAGAAGGCGGAACAATACCAATTTGATATATTTTATCATTCTGACCGCCATAATAAGAACCTGCTACAATCTCAACAGGGTTTTCGCCTGCTGTAAATACAGTATATCCGTAAACAGGGTCGAAAGCTGCGGGTGTTGAATTAGTTTGTGACCTTATTTGTCCATAACAATAGTATGTCATTAACTCACTTCTCCGCGAGCCTCATGATTTCACGCATTCTCTTTACGCCCATTAATTCAGTATCATACAATAGCTTGACTGCTTTTTTCACGCTCGCTTTTTCTGAGCTAGACATTATTTTGAATCTAGCTCTAGCTCTTTTACTAATTGCCATCTGAATCACCTAAGCATCAGTACGGAAAACTACTCTAGTGTTTAGTGCAATTGCAGCTACGCAAGGGGTAAAGAATCCTGAATCAACAGCAGGGTCATTTGGAATAACTGTGCCGATTGGTGTCCCTGAACCGTTCAAGAAATATACAGGGCTACTAAAATTAGCAGCGTTATTACCACCCATAGAGAAGGCGTGAGTTACTGTTCTTCCCTGTAATGTTTCACCGATTGATTGACCTGTTAGAACAGATACCAATTCGTGTTCACCTGCACCGGCAGGGGTAACTGAAAAGACATGATATTCACCATTTGAACAAGCTACTGAAAGACCTACTTCACGGTCAGACGTTGTGTTCGCCATCACGATTACAGAATCACCTGAAACTAATCTCTTAGCATAAGGTAAAGCTGCCGGCATTCCCATTCCTGAGCTTAGACCTGAAACAGGCAAAGCTGCTTTGATTAATCCGGCTGAACGAATGTATGCGTAACATACGTCATTCTCAGCATCTATTCCCGCACTTACTACGGTTGGGTTTGGAAGAGATTGAGTCGCAAAAGTTCCGGCAGGTTGAGCTGCCCCTACGAAGTTTGCGTCTGTTTGTATTTCATCTTCGGTAGCTTCAGTTAGAGCTGTATTTGCTAGAGGAACAACGCCCCCGCCTCTCATTACTAATGCACCGCTACTATCTACGTTTGCCATCTTTCATCATCTCCCTAAAGGCGTATGCCTGCCCCCAATAACGGTTTCATAAGATTGCGATTGATATTGTTTATTGGTTTTCTCAATAATCTTCGACCTACGTTGAATGTGATAGCTGTGGTTGCAGCCCCTACAGCCATAGGAACGATATTTGAGCTTAGATTATCCGCCATTGTACCAATTGCTAGAGATGGTTCAGAAAGTAAGTCTCCTAAGCTAATTTCATTAGCACCCATTGTTACTAATTCAGATGTATAAGACATTTGACCGGATACGCTACCCATAGCGTTTGAAGATGGGGTTCTAACCAAGTTTTGGCCTAAATCAGTATTCCCTGATATGAATCCAAAAACA